TATACGGCATTATGCTTGTTGTTGAAGGTTTTGAGTTTCTTCAGTCTGTGCATATGTATATACATCAGCCTCACGAATAGACATTCCACACATCTGTAGGATTAAATTTACTAACTGCGGCTCATCATCAATAGGAAGCTCAAAGTCTTGAAAGTCAGCTTGGTTGGGATTATACATAGGCTCTCCTCCTGTAACTACAGAGTATGTCCAATTGGGGTCAAAAGGATAGCGGATATATTGCGCTTCTACTTGATTAGCTGCATTAATAGTAGCAGGGAAAACAGTTAAAAGATTGCCTTCAATAGTATAAGCCGGGAAAGCTGTAGTAGGAGCTAGTAACATAGAGTTATTTAGCATAGTAATTTTACTATGTGTAACAGCCTCGGCTTCTCCTGTAAATACCGAAGCAGCGGTAAAGCATAAGACTTTGTTTAAAAGATAAAAGTCATCTGAAGTAGTTGCTATAGAAGGAAGGTTATATACATTAGCTCCCGCAGTAACAATAGACAAGTCATTTGTAACAGAGAAGATGTCTATAGACTCTGAGATGCTCTTAGAGGCATCAGCATACTCAGTACCTGAGGTGCGTTTATTCTCTTTGTTTAAAGCGTTATTATAGTCTGAGAAATAGTTCTCAAAAATTGTAAGCTGTGCTTGTTTAGCAAACAAGTTAAAGTCTGCCGGAGATATATACCCATAATTATTCTTATTGAGTATGGACAACACTGTGTTTCTAACGGAATTTATCATGAGTAAACCTTTCCTCAAAGATAGACAAAAAAAAAGAGCCACTAATAGCAGCTCCTTTCTAATATGTATTGTCAATAAGTACTCTTAAAATGTAGTAACTGCAATATCAGTAACATCTTCACCATCAGGGATAACTACATCCCATATAGGTCGTGTCCAACTTGTTTGAGCAGCTTGTACACATGCAGCTTGGATAGCTGAAACCATAGCAAAGGTTGCTCCTGTTGTATCAATAGAGAAATAATAACTAGAGTCAGCAGAGCTATAAATCTTAACCTTACTTGCGGTTGCAAGTTCAACAAATAAACCTTGTCCTACAGGTATTAGTGCGCTTTTAGAAGCGGTGTATTTTATACGGATATATTTTATCATGATGGAGATAAGGTTAATGCAATAGAAGCCACCACTGCACTTGCAGGAAGACTCACCTCTACTTCAGAGTTTTGCCAAGTAGTTGCAGAAGCGTTTTCTAAAGCTGCCATAATACTCACAGTTAATTCTGCTGTTGCAACAGTGCCACCTGACGTTACTAATTTGTAGTGATATATAAAAGAATCTGAATTATAGAGCCTTGTTTCTGTATCGCTCTTTTTTTCTGCATACAATCCATTCCCGATGGGAACGTTATGAACACCTGCAGTGGTGTTAAATTTAAGGTATTTTTGCATCTTTAAAAAATTAGATGATTAATAAAAACCAAATATACGCATAAAAAAAGGGACGCAATTTGCATCCCTCTTTAAACAGAATTGACCGAAACCATTGACTTTAAGTATTAAGCTACTATAAAGATAAGACTTTATAGGTAAGTTTCCAACATTTTTAAAGCTTCAACTCCATCATCGGTAATAAAATATGACTCACATGCAGCCAAAGAATCTTCTCCGAAAGGAATAGTAAGCATTTTCTTTTTACTTGATGCGGTATTAAACCACACCTCAGACTTATTACGTCTATGAGTTAAAAGAGAGGTGCTAAAGAAATTTTGGATATTAGACTGCAACTTTAGATGGGGGTCATTAACAATTTCTAAAAACCTCTGTGGGTCATTACGAGCTTTAATTAAAAGGTCTCTTCGTAACTCAGATGTAGTTAATGTAGACGGGTCTATACCATACATTACACGAGCTACATTTTCTGACTGCTCAATGCTTAATGCACGGCACTCAATTAAAGCGTCTACTTCATAGTTTAAGTTTTCCATCTCGACAGCAGCATCACGTTCAAGATTAATTTCCACAAATCTAGCTCCATTTAAGGGATGTAGATGAAGGAACTTCTGTAAAGCAGGGTTGTTTTTAGGTACTTGTAGCATGCCATCAATAAAAACAATAGGTTCCACTACTACGTGGCCATCTTGTTCGTCTACATAAATAGACTGTTGATTTGCAGCATAACGTATCTCTCGGTTTTCACCTTTGTCTTCATCAAATTGAAGCATAGGTTGTCTCTTATTCCCTCCGGGACTAATATAAGTAGAGAGGGGTGCCGCACCATTCGCTAATTTGTATGTGCGGTCTTTTAGAACGAGTTTGTTCTTTTTCATAAGGATTAAATTTAAATTAAGAAAAAAAATAAAAGGACGAGGGAATATTCCCTCGTCCAATTACCATATATATATTATTGCTCGAAAATAAAGAAGTTATTCGCTCCTAAAGTGCATACTGCACGCTCAGAAAGGAAGTGAACCTCCATAGCATCAAGGCCGCTTGTAGCAGCACCTCCGGCAGAACCTGTAATCCAAGTCTTGTAGCGACGGTCTTCAGTCTCAGATGCACGGTAACGTACATGTAAGAATGGACGCTTCGCGTTTCTTCCTAAGATTTGGTCATACACAGAAGTTGAACCTGCAGGGACTAAGAGACCGTCAACGGTTCCGCTTCCTGCTGCTCCATTCAATCCTCCACGCATAGTTGGGTCGTTGAGGTATTTCCAATCAGACTTGTAGAAGTCATATCCACGACGGAATCCTGTGAATCCGAGGTTTAATGCCATCTCCTTATCGTTATCGAATAGACCATATGAAGTACCACCCGCTCCGTAAGAGTTTTGTGCAGCTAACATATCGTCAATTTGGAATCCGAAGTTACGGTTAACAAAGACAACGTTCTCTTCAATAGCTCCTTGCTTGTCAAGTCTGCTTATGATAGAATCCCATCCTGCTAAATCTACCGGAGGGCCTCCTGTCCAAACGTTTCCACGGTTGTTTACCACGTAGAATACACCATCAGAACCTTTGTTTCCATAGGTTGTTTCGGCTATAGCTCCTGAACCTACTTCTGCAGGTACAGCTTCAATCATTGCAGTCTCCAAGTAATCGTCGAAACGAAGACGAGTCTCATGCTCAGACTTTAGATACCATAGATATCCGTTAGCGCCATTCTCTGTACTTACTTCAACCCATCCAATCTGTGCCATATCAGAACCTGATACTGCATACTTATCTTTAATGATAATAGGTGAGTTATTGAAGAAGATATCATCAGCCTCTAAAGAGCCTGACATTCCTTCAGAACCTTTTCTGAACTCAGAACCGTAGATGAAGATAGTGAACTCAGCTGCTGCATTTAAATTAGTCATACCTGCAGCATTGTAGAAGGCAACATCAATTGTAGTTGCTGTAGTTCCTGTTACAATAGCTTTAAGAGAAAGAGGAGAACTGTTAAATCCACCCGCTCCTGTTGACTGAATAAATACAGTCTGACCTTTACGGATAGCCTGTTCTGTAGGTGCTGTTCCACCTACAAGAGCGGGGTCAAAGTTAGTGCCCGGAATAGTAAATGTTGCTATAGGTTGTCCGGGAGCTGCCTGAATAATTGTAGTACACTTTTCATACTTGATGTGTAAACGTCCTTGTTCTGCCCACTCGATGCGGTCAGAGTTAGAAGGCATCTCAGCTCCTACCATACGTAGGAAAGAAGCGAGTGTTCGATTACCATAACGCTCGAACTCTTTCTCGTATGTATCAGGAAGATACTGATTTAAGAAATCGAAGTTGGTAATATAATTGGTTGACGTCGGTACCTGTTGGGCACTCGGTTGCAACGCAAATGTTGGGTCGGCTTTTACTGCCATAATAGTTTTATTTTAATAATTAATTAAGTAGTACGTTGTGCACTTCTTATTTTTAAACCTCGTCCTGATTCAGGGTTTACAGAACGAACTTGCATGCCCCCCTTAGAAGTTGAATTTTGTGGAGTATTGCGTTCAGACATATTAATATTCTTTGTCTTACGCATAACTCCATCAACTGCTTCCGATTGACCCTGTTCATAAAAGAACTTGGCAAACTTTTCGGGGTTCATTGCTATCGCTAGTGACCTATGGTAACCCACGGCGTCCTTAATTAAGCCTTTTTCATCTAGATATTGGTTTATCCAATTCATAGGTGTTTCCTGTTGCTTTTTCAATTCTGTCCTGTCTCCGGGAGCAAATGTGTAGGGACGGTCATTTAATTTGAACTCAAAACCTTTAAATTCATCACCGAAAACTTCGTTTGTCTTTTCATTAAACCAAGCTAGTCTACGTACTTGCTCTTCCTGAGCGGTCTTCGCGTTAGCGGTATATTGCTTATACTCGGCATACTCTTCTGAGTTATCTAAAGAAGGCGACCCAATAGACTCAAGGGGAACGCTGTATTTTTCTTTAGCATCTTCGAAGAATCTCTTCGCTTTTGCAATAGTTTTCTTTTTTGCTAGTCGGATTTTTCTAATGTCACCCTCATCATCGAGGTCTTCATCAAAAGTATAATCCTCCATCATAGCGTTTATATCCTCTTCATCA